AACTTCCGCTTTCTACACCGGTAAGTCCTAGTTTTCTAGAGGTATTAACCCAAGCTTTATCCCAACGCCCACCGCCACCGTCAAAGATTTCTTTTGCAGCTTTTGCGTTTGTAAGCGGGTCATATAAACCTAAAGGTTCGCGCTTTGGGTCATTAAATTTCTTATAGTCTTTAAGGGATCGAATTTGAAATAGACCAATACTGTAATCCCATGTGTTGCTGGTTAGTCCCTTATCACCTTCGGCATTTGTTTTAAAATTAGACTCAGCCCGAGCAACATCAACCGCGTTCTCTAAGTCTTGTCCTTCAAAACCAGCTTGTGCAAGGATGTTTCTAACTTCTGCTTCTGCAAGAGTTCTACCCTCGTGCGGAGCGTGAACACCACCACCTTGGTGTCTGTTACGTCGACCAGTAAGGTGGTTAGGAATAATAACACCGTCAGTTTTTGGAATAAATAGTTCTGGGCCTAGCTCACCAACAATATAAGGCGTCTCGTCATCAACTTTTCCGCCTTTAGCTTTTCCGCCTAATCCAAGAACTGATAGTAGTCCTTTAGCTAAATCTTGACCCATTCCGTTACCGCCATTAAGCATAGTTTCTGCAAATGACTTTGTATAAGTTGCTCCTTTTAAAACACCACTTACATTGTCTAATTGGTTCATCAAGAGACCACCAATTGTTAATGTTTGTGTTGCTGCTTTAAATCCCGATGAGCCAGCTTTTGCTACTTGGAATAAACCTTGAGCGGCAGTTGCATTTTGTTGACTCTTTGCTACAACAGACTCAGTTGTTGCTCCAGCATCAAGTGCTGCGTCTTTTGTAATAGATGCTCCACCTGTACGAGCTTTAAAAATCAAACCATTAATCATCATTTGACGCAGAATTGGGTCTCCACCAAAGTAAATATCAAGCATTGAGTACAACGAGTTACCTGGTTGCAAACCAATCATTACTTCGCGTTGGCTAGGTGTTTTGCTTGAACCATACGCTTGAGCATAGTCTTTACAAATCTTTTTCCAAATGTCATCAATTATCTGATCTGGCGGTTTCATATTTCCGTCTTCGTCACGGATACGAATACCAATACCACGAAGCATATTTACATTACGAGCCGCTTGCATTGCTCCGTAAGCGCGAGTTGTGCCTTCAATTCCAGCACCTGGCAAAATGTTAGATACGTTTGCAATACCACCCATAATGCTGCCCTGTAAACCGCCAGCTGCGCCTTGTGTAAAGTTAGGGCCTGTAATTCCATAGCTTTGAGCGGCAACAAGAGCCGTCATAGCATCCATTTTATTGTTTACTGTACCTGTACGAGATACATCACTTTGAAACCGCCCCATGGTTTCGTAGTCGCGGCTTCCGCCGGTTCTAAAGTTCTTATTAAGCGGGAAGCCCATTTCCATTCTTGGATCGTATTTTCCACCGCTTGGGGACGAGAAGAAAGCCGCACCCTGCAACATTAATTCTGCTTGTGTGACTTCTTCGGTAGAAGATAAAGCTCCAGCGCCAACAGCGCCTGCGTAAAGCATTGCAGCGGCTGGATTTTGTTTTACGTAATTAGTTAAATTACGCCCATAACTCATAGGCTGTTTAAATACTTTATTATCGTCGTCGTCGTCCTCGTAACCAAAACCTGTAAACATACCAGGTCCACGACCGCCACCGCCTCCGCCGCCGGCAACTGGAACAATTGGAGTAGATGGCGGAGTAAAACGTGGGGACGGTGCAACTTGGTTGGAGCTTGTAGATCCACCGCCTTGATAAACGGCAACAGCGCGGCTTTCAGTAGTATTTACTTTTTGCAGGACTCCGCCAACGGCTGAACCGGCATCAAGTGCAGCAGTCTTTATACTTGCAAGGCTCTGCAAAGCTCGTGGTGCCGGTAGGTTCATACCGCTTCTTGGGTCTGCCACAGCTACTTCCTTCCGTTAAACCGTTGCGCTCTTTCTAACCAATTTTGTCTTTCTCTAACTGAAAGGTTTTTAATCTCCGTTAAAGTCCAACCTGTAAACGTTCTAGTCAAAATCTCATAATGATCTAAAAGTAGATCGTATGTGACTTGGCTATAGACGAAACAAATCTACAAGGCTAAGTGGGATTTCAATCTTTTCCTCACATGCCTTGCAGACCTTGCTCACCTCCCCAAGGCGTGGGCCTGGATTTCTTTCTAATATTGAGTCAATAATTTTTGAGCGGTCTGACATACCCAAAGCAAGAGGCCCAGCGTTACCGATAGACATCTCTCCATCAATTGATGTAATACATCCAGCTAACAAAATAGTATTTACTTCTGGAACGCTCATTTGAGTGTTTTCCATAAGCTTTTTTTGAATAGACCCTGTCGGTAGACGAAGAGTTACTTTTCCTAATTTTGTTTCAACAACCCAATTACGATCATTTACTCTGTCTTTAAGACTTTTAAAAGGTACATCGTTAAGAAGATGCACATCAGATTGTTGTTCAACGTTACAATTTGGGCAACGAAGTTTTAAATCTAAAGCCTCACCAAAAGTGACTCTACTGATTCCAAGAAGAATTGCGTCTCTGTCTCCAGATAGCAATAGGTCAATGTCGTCCCTAGTAACCTCTTTATCTCCAAGCTTTACCAAACCACGCTCTAAAAGAACGTGAAGAGATTTAGCTGTGGAACCTGCTTTTGCAATTGCTTCCTCATCAGCGCCGGTTAATTCCCTAACCTCAGCGGTAGTAATAAGGACGCCATCAAGGGTGATATACCCTCCAGGCAATTCAACTTCAGAGGCGGAAGGGGCCCGAGTCTCTACGAGTTTCTCGGGCTCCTTCATAGCCTTTTCAGCGTACTGTGATACAAGTTCTGCGTCGGTAATTATTTCAGCCACTTTTTATACTCCTATTTGATTGATTACGCTAGTGTTGATCTGCTAATTGGTGTGAAGTTTGAATCAGTAAAGAATACTGACAAACCTTCGTGAACAAGAGCCATTGATTCGTAAAGAATAGCTCCGTCATTTGCGTTTAGATCTGTGTAGTTTAACTGTGTAATCCAAGCGTTACGGATGTCAAAGCCCATCTTTGGGGTGTTTGCATTTGTAGCGCCAGCATTTGGGTGGTCCATTACATAGATCTTCATGTTAACGCGGAAGCTCTTAGCTGCTACTGAAAGTCCATCTCCAGCTACAGCTGCAAACAATCCACGCATCCAAGCCTGAGCTTGGTCATTTCCGTAAAGCACACCACGTTGTAGCGTGATTGGGCTAAATGTTGTCATTCCAGGCACCTGGTGAACGGTGGTGTTATAGCCACCCTCACGGTACTGAATTGATTGGGTAGTGATATTTAAACCACTGATTGAGCTAAAACCGCCCACCCAACCTGTTGACTGTCCACTTGCTGTTGTAGCAGAGTTGGATGTTTCAATTTTGCTTGTAAACACTTCGTCTGTGCCCACTTTGTTGAATTCGACATAAAACCGAAAGCTACGTAATGGATCAGTCGCTAATGTTGAGAAGCGATTAATAATACTGCTTGGCATTTTTATTTATCTCCTTTACGCCACAGTAACGGTGGTTCCACCGTCAAACTGACCGATCTTGATGACAATGAATTCCGCTGGGCGTTGTAGAGCAACACCAATTGAAATGTTAAGTTCACCATTGTCAATTGATACCTGCGGATTGTTTCCTGAATCAACTTGGACAAAATAAGCCTGTTGAGGTGTTGCCCCAGCTAGACCGCCCTGTGACCAGAAAGCTGTAAGGAAGCTACCGATTGTTGAGTTAAGACGACGCCAGGTTTCTGGTGTGTTTGGCTCAAATACGGCAAATTGAGTAAGGTCTGAAAGAGCCTTCTTCAAGTAGATTAGTGTACGACGAGTTGGAACGTACTTGTCTAAAGTTCCAGCCTTTAGGGTACGAGCTCCCATAACGCAAATACCAGTTCCTGGAATAAATTTAATTGCGTTCACAGGTGCGGCAGTTGAGTTCATAAGATCAAGCTCGGCGTTAGTAAGAGCTGGAATTCCTACAGCTCCCGCAATACGTGCTTGAAGTCCTGCCGGAGCTTTAAATACTCCACGAGCAGAATCGGTTGAAGCGTATAGACCAACAACAGCACCACCAGCTCCAATTGAACGTGCAGCTGTAGAAGCACCGGTAACTCCGGTTGTTGGATCTGAAATAACAATACGTGGATAGTAAACAGCTGCTGCTGCACTTGGTGTGTAAGTTGAAGCTAACTGTAGCTGGGTGCCAGCTGTTGAAGCGTTTCCTACTGGAAGATCTGATCCATCAATAACAACAAACACATCTCCGCGAGCCTCTGCGTAAGCAATTGCTGCGTTTACTGTTGTAGCGTCTATACGACCTGCAACATTGAGAGTAAGTGAGTTAAGGATAGTATCAAAAACGGTGTAGCTAGTAATACTAGTAATAACACCGCCGTTTGCACCTGTGGCCAAAGACCCATTAGTAACCAGTGCTGGGTTTCTAGTTCCACCTGTTGCAGCAGATGCTTGATCTAGTGCAAATACAAAGTTAGATGTGCTGTTAATAACAGACAGAGCATAACGAGCATTTGATGCTGTCATTGATAGGTCTGTGAATGTTTCAACGATATCAGCATCTGTGTTTCCACCCCTGTAAATTGTTAAGTTAAACAGGTTTGCTGTTGTTGAATCTGTGATAGTAACGTTTAGATCGTTACCCCAAGTACCGGCGTTTAACGCTTGAATACGAAGAGTAGGCGCTGGTGTACCAGCACGATCATTGATGGTTCTAAATGCAGATACAGCACCTGCGCCTACGGCACGGGCTACATATGCACGGTTTCCACCGTTTTGAAAGAATGTGTACAGTGCTAGAGGAAGTTCATTTCCAGCAACTGTATTATAAGTTCCAAAGAACTTTGTGTACTCACTCCAAGAGTTAACAAGAATTGGTGTCAGTGGGCCTTTGTCATTGGCGCCATAGAAAGCAGCAATTGTTGTTGATAATGGAGCAGCTATAGTTTGAACGGGATTAAGCGTCTCTTGAACGTAAACCCCAGGGCGACTAAATGGCATTAATTTATCTCCTTAGTTATATACATAGATGCGATTTATTGAACCGGATTGTAGGTAGAAGGGATGTTCGAGTTTGTAGTGTTTACAGAGACGGTACTAGCAACACGTGTAGAAGTAGCCTGCTCAGCAGACATCTCACTAATCACTCTGATTGTTAGTACGTTACGAAGAAGGCGTCTGTTTCCAGTTTCGCTATCTGCCGTATCCCGCTTTGTAAATCCATCAAGGAACATATGGCGTCGGGAACTTTCGGTCCCTAGCTGATTAGGTACTACTAAGTACCCGAACTTTGATGGAAATTTTCTCATTAATTGCAGCATGATAGCTCTGTCATGCCGAGGGTGCCTAGCGTGCGACATGATCTGGTAGACCAGGTCATACGCAACAGGCACATCGTAAGTAAAAACATAATCTCCAACAGGAGTTTGAGTTCCTCTGTTGTCGGTATCAGAAAAACGACCCTGTGTTTGGCGGTCGTTTGCCGGGACAATGTCAATAAGATCAATAGTAATAAACGGGAAGTCCTGGGTTCTAACTTCAACGTCAGGATAACCAAACCAAATTTTAACTTGACGAGATGCGTTTTTCTCATCAGATACGGTCATACCGTTAAGTAGAGTTTTAATAGCTAGGTCTTCGGCAACAATAAAAGGATTACTCATTAGAGGCCCACCCCTTCTTCTAAAACATACATAACAGATTTTAATCCAATTATGTCTGCAATATATTTGTCAGCTCTATCGGCAAAAGGTCGTAGGACGGCGTTTGGGTTTCCACCATCGCCGTACTCTAGGTTTTGGATTGCCTCAAAAGAGGCTTCATCTGAGCAGCTGATGTAAAGAATGCCGTAGTCATAAGTAATTTCTAGAGCGTCTACAAGATTTACAGGCCAGCCGGCGGACAGGGAAAATGCTCTAAGGCTTTCTTTAAGAACGGGCAGCATTTCATCTACTGCTTCTTGAGAAAGGAAGTCGGCTTCTTTACTTGTTAATAACACGTCGAAGCACTCTTCCAGCTGTATACGCACCCGCTAAGCCATACCAAAGTTTTTTACTATCCTTTGCCGACATCATTCCTTGAGTTGCAGCTTTAATGAACTCAACAGTGTCAGGACCATCTACTTTTTTATCGTAGGGCATGGCAATCTCCAATCGGAGTAGGGCATCGTAATACGCAGGGGTAGAGCTTTGATCCCGCACGGAATCAATTAAATCATAAAGCAAGAAGCCCCCTTTCGGGGGCTAATCGCTTACTTCTTTTTAGGCTTACTTGCCGTAGTTTGTGTTGGACCGTCAAAGTGAACGGTCTTAGTCACAATCTTTTTAACCTTTGGGCCACCCATAACCTGAGTAGAACTCATGTTCTTAACAGGCTTTTTGGCGGCTATTTTTATAGCTTTACCAAGCGATGACTTTAACCCATTTTTGTTGTTCATTTACTTCTTCTTAATCTTCTTAGCTAATTTAGCGTCGTTTTTTTCATCTTTTTTCTCAAACTTTTTCTTTTGAGCGGGGGTCATGCCTTTGGTCCACTTTTTGTCATCGTGTGCCATTACATGCCCTTCTTTCTGACCATTGAAGATTTCTTACCCTTTGCAGGTGCAGCCTTCTTTGCAGCAAACTTCTTGTTCGCCGCTTGTAGTGTCTTCATCCCGTGTTTGTCTTTTGGCTTCATACAGCCGCAAGTCGCGCACATTACTTCTTCTTCTTCTTACGAAGGGCAGCGAAGTCTGATCCTTCTAGCTTGCCATCTTTGTCAACATCAAGCTTTTTTTGCTTTGGTGACATCTTCTTTGCAGTCTTC